AACGGCAACTGCAAGAGGTGCCGATGAATTACCAACACAGGCAAACATACAAGCCTTAATGGATCCGTATCAAAGTCTTGTTACAGAACAAGCAACTGCTGAGTTAGCTAGACAAGCTGATATAGAACGAAATAAAATACTTGCTCAACAGGCAGGTATAGGTGCACTTGGTGGTGACAGAGGACAGTTACAGTTAGCAGAGTTGCAGAGAAACTTAACTGATTTACAAAGCAGACGTATTTTTGAAGATATGTCTAAAAACTTTCAACAAGCACAAAATGCGTTCCAGAACCAACAACAAAGACAACAACAAGTTAGCCAATTGTTAACAGGTATAGGACAGACCACAGGTCAAGAAGCACAAAGACTTGGTCAAGGCATAGGTGCGTTTGGTGAGGCACAACAACAATTAGCAGGTGCAGGTCAAGCATTGACACAGTCACAGACACAGTTGTTAGCAGGTCTTGGTAATTTAAGACAACAACAAGCTCAGACAGAACTAGATGCGGCTAGACAGTCACAACTACAACAGATTTATGAGCCTTTTCAAAGAATTGGATTTACAAGTGATATCTTTAAACCTAATATAGGTTCTGCGGCTTCTACGATAGGAACACAAGTTGCTCCATCACCTAGTCCGTTATCACAGGCTATTGGTGCAGGGACAGCGGTTCTTGGTGGTATAAAAGCTTTTGGTAATCCGTTTGAATCTATATTTAAACCGAGTTCAACATAATGAGAAAACCCGTACGATCAACAGTAGCAAATAGAAAATACTTTCAAGGTGGTGGACTAGCTCCGATGAAACCTGCCGCACCTGAAGAAGCCGTTGGTATTATGGCATCCTCACAACCACTGGTAGATATGGTTGCACAAAGTGCAAGTAACCCACAAGGTGGTATGTCTCCTTTGAACTTTGACCAAGGAGGACTTGCTAATGTCCCAGTTCCTCAAGGAGTTCCTAAAAGTAGAATAAGAAGGTTTGGAGAAGGACTAGGCAGATTTTTTAATCCGTTTAGGGTTACAGGTGCAGGGCAAACTGTTCCTGCTTTACAAGGTATGTATAGATATTTTAAAGGTGTTCCTACAGATCCTGTCTTAGAAGAATTTAATATAGATCAGTTTACTGCAACTGAAATAGCTAAAAATAGATTTCCAGGACAAGAAGCAGAAGTTGAAAAAATTGCTAGAGATCTTATTTCTAAAACTCCAAGAATTACACCAGAGAATTTAGGTGAGCAAATAACACAAAAACTAAGTGTAACTCCTAAAACAGAAGCAGAAAAAGTTATGGGAGAGAAAATAGAACAGGATCAAGTTTTTCAACCTCAAAGAGAAGGCAGAACAACAAAGCCAATACCAGAGGAAAATTTAAAAAAGATTAAAGAAAAAGGTGGTGCGTTAGCTAAAGGTTTAGGTTTATTAGAAGAAGATAAAACTAAAGATAAAACTGATAAAGATGAAGTTATTCCTGAGGGAACAAGTGCTGCAGATGGAAATATTGAAACAGAAGAATTTATTTTTCCAGGTGGTAGAGAGGAATTAGAAAAAGAAAAAAATGTAATTAATCAAAATACAGATCCTAATGCAGAGCAAACATCAGAAGATAGATTAGGAATGTTGATGAAAAGATTTACTGACGCTGCTCCTAAATACGAAGGATTAGATTCTGGATTAGCTCTTATGCAAATGGGAGCAATTATGGCAGGTGGCACTAGTCCTAATGCAATAAAAAATATAGCAGATGCTTTAACCGTTACATCTGAAAAACTAATAAAAGATAAATCTAAAAGAGATGAGTTTAATAGACAATTAAATTTATCTGCTCTTCAATATGGATTAGGTGAAATATCAAAAGAAGACGCACAAAAAAGACAAGATGATAGAAATTTTATAACTCTTGTTGCTAGTAAAGATGGCACAAATCCTTTAACTGGAGAAAAAATATCCAAGGGTGAAAATATTAGAGTAAGTATGACAGATATGTTAAATAAAGACATACCTTCTATGTTTAAAGACAAAGATATGTATGTAGCTGAACTAGATGCAGCCGTAAAAGCTAAAAAGGCAGTAAATGATCTTATTAATGAGCAAAGAAAAGAATTAATATTATCTGATACAGCAGCAGTTAAACAACAAGAATTATACAATCAGGCTTCTAAACAATATATACAATCCACTGCTGGACTTCAATTTGTTGATAAAGCTTTGATTACTTTAAGTGAAGATGAAGTAACTGGTCTTAAAGGAGGAGCAAAAGATTTAACTTTAAAAGTAGCTACAGCTTTAGGACTTAAAGTAGGACATAAGTTTAAAAGTAAAAAAGAATTTGAAGATTCAGTAAAAAAAGCTTTTCAAAAATTAATTCCTACTGCCTTAGGTGGTGTTCAGTCTGCAAACTCCATATCTGATAGAGATGTTCAATTTTTAGCAGATGCTTATATAGAATCAAGTATATTAAAAGGTGGTACTTTTAATCTTGTTACTGTTAATGAAGATATTTTAATAGGTAAACTACAAACTTTAAGAGATACTTTTATAGATAATCAAAAAGCTGGTTTAAGTGGTATGAGACAAGTAAATGATTTTTTACGAGGTAGAACTAGACCAGGAGGTGGTTCTGCTGAAACCTACATATCAGAGGGACAAAGAAGAATAAAAGAATTTAGAGAAAAAGAAATACCTACTGTTGGAGGACTTGAATTAAATGAAGTAGGTAAGGATGATGATGGAATTCCCATATTTAAAATATCAAAATTAAAGAGCAGTTAATGGGTATTATAAAAGTAGAAACTCCTGACGGAATAAAAAAAATAGAAATAGCAGGTGATACACCCACCGCTGAAGAAAAAAATGCTATTATAAATACATTTTCTCCTAAAACAAAAAAAATAGATTTATCAACCGCCACTAAAGAAGAAATAAGAGATTATGCTAGAAGTCAACGTTTAAAAGGTATTGATCCTAAAACAGGAAAACAAATAACGGAAGAAGAGTTTGTTAGAACGTATAAAGAACCTGGAGTTGATTATAGAACAGGACTAGATGGTGTTGATGGTTTTTCTAGATTTACATTTGGCAGTTTAGAGACAGATGAAGAAAAAGCTAATTACTTAAATCAAACAGTAGGTAAAAAAGGTTATCGGATGGATGATTTGGGTAGGTTTATTTTAACTAAGCAAGGCAGAAAAAATTTAGATATGAAGGATGGCAAAGAATTAGCCATTGATGAAGAAGGTTTTAGTTCCTCAGATGTAAAAGATTTTTTAGGTGCTGCAGGTATTCCAATAGCCACAGGTATAGGAGCAACTATAGCTGCCTCTGGTGTTGGTTTTGTTCCTGGTATGTTAATTGTTGGTGGAGCAACTGCCGCAGGTAAATTATTAGATGAGGGCATAGAAACTGCTAGAGGACTTCAAAGACAAAGTATTGGAGATGTTGCAAGAGATACAGCGTACGAAGGTGTTTTTGGTGCTTTTGGAGAAGGTTTTGGTAGAGGTTTATCTAGAATATTTGGTAGAATTATTAAAGGACCTGGTGGTGAAGCAAATGAGGCACTAAGAGCTAAAGCAAGACAAATAATTGCAGATGGTTACAGACCCACTATTGCAGGTGCTACCGATGAATCTTTTAGACCTATATTAGGTAGATTACAAGCAGTATACGAAGGAGTTTTTCCTAACAAAACAGCAGCAGATGTTAATCTTAAAAAAATAACTGAAGAGTTATCTAAAGTAGGTTTTAAAAAATCTGAAATAGATGGTTTTTCTAAAATAGTGCAAAAAGATATTGATACAAAATATGCTACTACAGCTCAAAATTTAGAAAAAGCACAGTTAGATTTAGATAGAGGTTTAGTAAAAGAGTTGGAAAAAATAATGAAACCATTAAAAGACGGAGAACAAATACCTAGAGATTTAACAGATATGATTAAAAAAAGAAAAGCTGTGTTTGATGAAGATATGGATAGATTGTATTCTAAAGTAAATCAATTAATGGGTGGAGGTAAAGTTATTGCTACAGAAAATTTAAAAAAACAAGTAGATGATTTTGCAAATGCCGCTGTTTTTAGTGACAAAATCAAAGCAACTGATTTTTATAAAGGTATACAAAAATTAGGTAAAAGAGCTACTTTTGCTCAAGTAAACAAAATAAAAAGACAGTTAGATGAATTATCCTACACTCCTGAATTTTTAGGATCTACAAAGCTTCAGGAGTTTACGCAAATTAAAAAAAGTTTAAAAGATGCATTAGATATTAGTGAGGTAGCTTTAGCAAGAGTGGCTGCTACAAAAGGAAAACAAACTGGTTTTATTTCAGGAGATTTTTTTGAACAAGGTGGCGTTCTTTTAGGTCCAGAAGATGCGGCTAATGCATTAAATTTATTAAGTAAAACAAACTCTATTTACAATAAAGGTATGAAAAGATTTAGTTCTGCCAAAGTTAATGAAATTATGGGTAATGCAAGTAATGGAAAATTAAGCATGAATGATGTTATGGAATTTATTATTCAAAAAAATAATCCAGAGGCTTTAGATGAATTATTTAAGGCAATCAGAGGTATCCCTGTTAAAGCTGTTTTAGGTGCTCAAAAAGGAATAGTAGATGTAGATGCAGGTAAAAGAATATTAGATAAACAAATGGTGGCAGGAAAACCTGTTTCAGAGTTAGCAGAGGACATATCTAAATTACCTCCTGGTGATCGTACAAGAGTTAAATTTGAAAGAATAATTAAACGAGCTGAGGAAGATGCAGTTATAAATAACACCATAAGAGGAACAGGTGCAGAGATGGCGGATGAAGTAAGACAAGGACTTGCTAAATTATGGTTAAAAGAAGGACTTGATTCTGCGGCTTTAAGAGGAGTTCAACCAGAAACTGGTATTATAGCGTATGACCCTTTAAAATTATCTTCTTATTTGTTAGAAAAAGGAAAAACGGTAAATAAATTATTTGGAAAAGATATAGATAAAATAGATAATATTGCAAAAGTTTTGTCTAGAACTAAATCAGAACTATCTGAAAATACGATTAAAGATATAATGGACTTACCTTTAGGTCCTGCTTTAACTAAATTACAAAAAGCTTTGCAAAGTAAAAAAGAACTTGATGCTAATAATTTTGTTAGTGATTTAAAATTTTTTGCAAATGACCCTGATATATTAGCTCAAAAAATATTTCAAAGTAAAACTACAATTAACGAAGCAAAAAATATTTTATCACCTCAAGCTATGGAAGGTGTAAGAGATGCTGCTATGGGTAAGATATTACAAGGTATGGGAGCTACCATAAGTGGTGTTGATGACGCAGGTAGACCAATTTTTAAATTAGCAGATGATTTTGTAGAAAATTTTAAAAGTGGTAAGTTAGGAGATAAACTAAAAAAATCTTTGCAGTTTTATGGTAAAGACACTATTAATACTATGTTTGATAATCCACAAGCGTTCGCATCTTTGGACGCTTTATCAGACACAATGATACAAGTATCAAACAGAGCTATGGCAGGAAAAGGTGGATTAGCCGCTCCATCTATTGCGGTTGGTTTAGGTTTATTATCTATTTTAGCTAGTCCTTTTGCTGCTTTAACTACTGCCGCGGGTTATAGTATAGCATCAAAAGCTTTGCGTAGACCTGAAGTTTTAAAAGCAATGATGGCATCTAGAAGACCTAATACTATCAAACAATTTTTAGATGGAAAGCTTGTAACAGACGATCCAGTAGGACAAGGTCTGCAAACAATATTAGCGTTAACAAGCACAGGAATAGGTAGAACTATAGAGGCAACAGCTGAAGAAGCCGCTCCTACTAAAGAAGCGATACAAGAAACCATTGCCCCTGTATCAGAGGCTATTGAAGAAGTAAGACCACAGTTAGTCAGTCAAGCAAGTAACGCACTCAAACAAGTAGAACAAGACAAATTACTAGGAATAAGTTAATGCAAATAGATCCAATGTTAATGTGGAATATTATCATAACCGTGGTTCTTGGACCATTTGCTTGGGCATTTAGTAAGATGTTTGCAGAAATAAAACGTTTACAGATCTTGTTAAATAGAACAAGAGAAGATTACGCAACTAAGAATGAACTTCACAATGAAACGAAAGAGATAAAGGAATTAGTGATTCGTATAGAGCAAAAGCTAGATCGTTTTATTGAGAAGCAAAATGGTTGAACCAGTAACCGCCGTACTCACGGGCATAGCGTTAGTTAAAAAATCAGTAGACTTTGTTAAATCTAATATATCTACAGCTCAAGATATAGGAGACATTATAGGTCATGTGGATAAAGCGTTAAATGGTCAACAAGATGTAATAAAAGCTCGTGATAAGGCTAATGTTGATCATTTTGCAACAGAAAATATTGCAAAAGAAGTAATTGATGCAAAATTAGCGCAAGAACATTTAAATGAGATGCGTCAACTAATAGATTACAGATTTGGTCATGGAACTTGGGCATACATATTACAAGAAAGAAAAAGAAGAATAGATGCAAAAAAACTGGCCATAAAAGAAGAAAAAGCAAGAAGATTAAAAAAACGTCAAGAGATAGAAGAATATGTTAAATATGGATTTATTACTTTGGCCGTTATTTTATTTATGGTAGTTGCTATTGGTGTTACGATTAAATTTGTATTAGCACATTCTGTAGAGGGTGATGATAGATCTTGTAGATTATACGAGCCTAAATATTTTCTTATATGTATGAATGAAGGCAGAGATTATGCAGATACAGAATTATATTTAGATTACAAAAGAGAAAAAGAAAATTGGATAATAATAGAAGGAGACTAATATGAAACCAGAAAACTTAGATAAGTGGCGTATATGGCCAAGACTGTTAATAACTTTATATGGTCTAGCTTTTTATAGAGTTACAGAATGGTTTATGCAACTCGAAGACCCAACCAATGCACAATCTGCTTTTGTAAGTGTTTTAGTAGGAGCAGGTGCGGCTTGGTTTGGTTTGTATTGTGGGTCTGGTAAAAAAGAATAAAGTGTGTTATCTTATGGGATGTCATATTTGATGTCCAACATCCCACACTTCAAAGCGTGGGTTAGAAAAGAGTTTACACACAATCACATAAAGTATCACGGTGAGTATTTACACGCTTTGGTTATAGCAGTAACTACCATTCCTGATAGATGTTTATCGTTTCAAGTAGTATTTACAGGTATTGAAGAGGAAGAAAATATTCACGGTGGAGCAATGTGGGCACGTATGCCGATTACTAGTTTAGTTGCCGATGAAGTGTTAGATGAGATGCCAGAGCGTATGGACACACATTTAGCACAACCTTGGGACTGCTCATCAAGAGGTCATTCTATTATTGTTATGGACAGAATAAGCTCTAGTCCTTGGTTTTGTAAAATAGGTGGCGAGTTTTATAAGGGCAGATATATGTTTACAGTAGATTATACAGATAGCTATATCTCAGATGATCCCGCACAACATAAGCAGAGTCACGTACTACAACTTATTGACTCAGGTAAATGGACTGGTAATATAGTAGCATTACCTAATAACAGAGTTAGGGTAACAAATCCTGCTTTGTGGACAGCAGGCGAAGGGGCACCAGATTTTAGACCTAGCCAATATATTCACACCGCAGAAATACACGATAGTTACACTGATTCTGAGGTGACGTTTAATAACCTATATAATAAGGAGAAGTGAATGCCCGGAAGAAAAATGAGTAAGTATATGGCTAAAGGTGGTAAGTATATGGCTAAAGGCGGTAAATTTATGGCTAAAAGAGGTGGTAAATTTATGGCTAAAAGAGGTGGTGTAAAAAAAGGTAAAACTATGACCGTTGCACAGATTAGAGCTGCTGCTAAGAAAAAAGGTTATAAATTGGTGAAGTCCTAATGCCTCCTAAAAGAAGAACCACTGCACGAAAGAAAAAGACTACCAAGAAAAAAGGAGCAAAGCCAACTAATCCTGCGTTATATGCAAGGGTTAAGGCAGAGGCAAAAAGAAAGTTTGCAGTTTATCCCTCCGCTTATGCAAATGCTTGGTTAGTTCGTACGTACAAAAAACGTGGTGGTGGATATAGGACTGCATAATGGCTAAACCTACAGGTGGTCTTACAGCGTGGTTTGGGAAAGGTCCCAAAGGCGACTGGGTAGATATAGGAGCACCTAAGAAAAAAGGCAAGTTTCAGGCTTGTGGTAGAAAGTCAGCTAAAAAAAGTAAACGCAAATATCCTAAATGCGTTCCAAGAGCTACTGCTCAACGTATGACCAAATCTCAAATAACAAGTGCTGTAAAACGAAAAAGAGCCGCAGGCAATCCTGGTAAGAAACCTACAAATGTAAAAACATTTGCGAAGAGAAAGGTAAGGAGAAGAAAAAATGGCAGAAAAACTGGATAATGTTACAGATTTAATATCTTTGCATGAGGGTGTAAAATATCGTGTATATGATGATGCAAATGGTAAAGAAGTAAAAGCAGGTGATACTTTAGTAGGTCACCCTACCATTGGTGTTGGCAGAAACATAGCGGCAGATGGACCAGGGATCACCAGAGAAGAGGTAAATTTTTTGCTTGTTAATGATATACAAAGAGTTCGAGGAGAAGCAAAAGATTGGATATTTTTTAATGGTCTTAGTAAAGTTAGACAAGCAGTAATTATAGATATGTTGTTTAATATGGGTAGAACTAGGTTTAACCCTAATAAATGGCCAAAGTTTTTTGAGGCTATACGTAACCACGATTGGGAGGGCGCTTCAACAGAAATGCTAGACAGTTCTTGGAGCCGTCAAGTTAAGTCAAGAGCAGAAAGATTAAGTGCTATGATGAAGACGGATAAATGGCCAAAAAGTTAGATCCTAAAAAAGGCACAGGTAAAAAACCTAAGGGTTCAGGTAGAAGGTTATATACTGATGAAAATCCAAAAGATACTGTACGAATTAAATTTGCGACTCCAGAGGATGCAAGAAAAACTGTTGCGAAGGTCAAAAGAATATCTAAACCATATGCTAGAAAGATTCAAATCTTAACGGTAATGGAGCAACGTGCAAAAGTTATGGGTAAAACACAAGTAGTGGCCATAGCTAAAAGGGGTAAAGAAGCATTAAAGAGAGCTAGGAAGAAAAAGTAATTATTCGCCCCAACTGTCACCCACTTCTACGTCTATTTTCGACGGTATCTTCATCTCAGGAAAACAGTTTTCCATAAGAGTTTTTATTTTATCTACCTTACTAGATTCGCTTACAGAAAAACACAACTCATCGTGCACTGTCAACATAGGCATAAAACCCTCATTGTGACAGACAATCATAGCTCTTTTTGTCTGGTCTGCACTAGATGATTGTATCAATCTATTTAACGCTTTGTATGTAAATGCAACCTGATAGTTTGCAGGGTTTTTCTTTCTCCAATCTTTTTCTCTCTCTTCTAGTGGTGTATCCATTATGTTTTGCCACTCTTCTTCTAACTTATCCATATGTATAACTTTTTTATACCCACCAAAACCCTTTGGCTCTCTCATAGGAAATCTACACTTTCTACCTAGTAATGTTCGTATCTCACCTTTTTCTGTAGCTACTCGCATAACCGCAGAAGCCATCTCTTTTATAAAAGGTACTTTCTCATCATACTCTGCCCGGAGAGACTTAGCCTCATCAAAAGATATGTCACCAAGGATATGTGCCAACTTACCAATGCCCATACCATACATAATCCCAAGGTTAATTGTCTTTGCTAAGTTTCTATCTATATCTGCCATATCAGCTACCATCTGATGAAAATCTATATCATCTTTTTTATAACTAGCCACAATCTCTTGTACTTTTGTATTATCTTTTGTAGCAGGTGTTAAAGAAGCATAGTGCATCAACCATCTTGGCTCTTGCGCACTATAATCTAAACTTGCCCACTTATCACCTTCTTCTGGTAAAAACAAGCCACGTATCATTTTTTTAATCTCAGGGTGTCTAGCAGGTACTTGTTGTAGGTTAGGATGACTAGATGAAAATCTACCTGTTACTGTACCCCCATCATCTGATCGCAACTGGTTAAACTCACAATGTATTCTACCCTTGTACTGATGATTAAGTATTGTTTCTATAAACGTGGTATTTGCTTTGTTGTACTCTCGTATCTCTAATATCTTTTTAGCTATAGGATGTTTATGTGTTTTTAAAAAGTGTTTTGTAAAACTAGGTGCGTTAGACTTCTCTGTTCTTTCATAAGTTAAGTTTAATGCATCAAATGCCTTTGCTAAACTAGTCGCTGTCCACGGCTCAATGTCCACACCCGTCTCATCTTTTACTTGCTTTAACAGTTTATCTTCTTTTTGTTGTAAAAACTTTTTAGTCTTTTCTGCTTTGTCTAAATCAACTCGTATACCTTTTTGTCTCATATTAAATATAATTGGTAACAAAGATAACTCTAAGTCTAATATCTTATCGCAGTTTTCAAACGATAGTTTTCTGCGTAACACGTTCCATAAATCAAGTGTGAGCTTGGCATCTGTTTCAGCGTAACTTGCTACCCTTGATGCAGGCAGTTTCCACATCTCTTTTTTCGCATCCACACCGTGTTGATGTGCCGCTATTTTTAAATCATCTTCTTTTTTTCTTTCACCTAAGTATGTATAGCCTAAAGCATTTAAACTGTAAGAAAACCTGTTCTCATCTAACAAAGGTGCAGCTATCATTGTATCTAACACTTTGCCCGGAACTGTTATACCTTCTGTTGATAGCCAACCTAAGTCATACTGTGCGTTATGAAACACAACAGACATACCGTGTTTTAACTGATCCTTCAACCAACGTAGCACTATGTTTTTTGACAAGTTACCACCACCCTCGTGTGCTATAGGTAAGTATGATCTCCAGTTAGGAGTAGCAACTGCTATACCTGTTAAAAAACCATCTTTGCGTGACCAACCTGGCCCTAGTGTTTGTATACTAGGATCACAAGTCTCTGTATCAATTGCTATAATTTTTTCTTTTGATAAGTCTGGTAAATTACTTGGTGGTGTCCAAGTCTTCTCGTCAAATAAATCTCTTTCGTACATTATACCTCATTTCCCCAAGTCACCCACCCTGGGGTCTTTTGTCTTGCGAATAACTCTATTCTAGGTAAATCCCCACATAACTCAACTATTTTATCTCTTACACAGTCTGGCTTCTTTGAGTGTCTTTCTATTGGCTCATAGATAACCTGATGTACAGACTTTGATACACGTTTAGGTTTACCAACTGTACCTAACAAACAAAGTTCTGCATTAGCTCTTGTCCAATACCCCATACCCCAAAAAGATGAAAAGTTATCTTCTGGTAAAAACGTAAACTGTTTGGTGTTAAATTTTTTATTTGTCTTTATCCAAGCAAAGGCGCACGTCTTATATGTAAACCCCCAACGTTTCATTGTCTCAATGCCTTCTATTAATTTAGGAAACGTAACCCACATTAATAAAATACAATTATCATTTGTTATCTCTTGTACTGGCATACTATAAATGTCTTCATCTTTCATAATCGGATACGGTGTAACCAGATCTCCAGAGTATGTTTTGTATTGCCAAGGTGGATCTGCGTAAATAATATCATATTTACCTCCGGGCAAACTAATCTTATCCACGAAAACCCCTGTGAGCTTGTGTTTGAGATAAAAACCCGTTTAAATGACCACTGAGTGCCTGTAAACAAGTCTTGCTTATGATTGTACCTTGAAAATCATTCATAATCACGCTCTATTATCATTTCACAATAATGTATGGCTTTTAGTATGTCTTCCTTCTTACCTTTCTTAGCGTGACGGCAAATGTATTTAATAACATTGCCTTCTGCAAATGGTAACTCGTTTTTGTTTATAAACTGAGATGGTTGTATTTTTAAATCTTTATAATGTTCACTGCCCTTGTCCCACAAGTTATCATCAGAGGCATAATCATAAACTTTATTTAAAACCGTTTGAAACTCCTCTACTGTTTTTTTTGGTATATCTTTATTTTCTTCAAAAAATTTTACTAACATTTCACTAAGTTTTTCTTTCATAGTTGATAGTACCTTTCTGTTTGTGGTTGCATAATATGTAAATTTTTTTTTGCTCTTGTTACACCAACATAAAACACTCTGTGCTCTGTTGATGGATCTCTTTCATATTCTTTATTAGCGGCATAGGATATATCTGGCACTAATAAAACATTTTCACATTCACCACCTTTCATAGAATGTATCGTGCTTAATTTTATTCTAGGATTTTTTACATTGTCTCCTCTCTTCAATGCATTCAAAACATAGTTCTGCATATCTAGTCCAATCTTGCCTAACACTTGATGCCATCTAAATTCTTTACCCATTTGTAATCCTACTTGTTCTTCTAATATATTTATATTTAACATTTGATCCATATCAAATTGTCTAAAAGCTTTTGATGTAGGGCCACAACCTTTTTTAAATCCTTCTCCTACTGTCATATATGAATACAAATTTCGTACACTAGTAATCGTTGCCTCTTTGCCTTTACACAAATCTTCCCACGTTAAAATCGCTTCATACATTTTTTTAGGAATACTAGGATGGTCGTGTCTGCTATAAATCCAACCCTCTTGTTTTAAACTTGCCGCATATCGATCTAAAATTCTATTTGTCCTGGCTAACACTACCCATTCACCTTTATCTATTGGAACCTCATCTAAATTATAATGATACGATACCGATCCTTCTTCATCTCTAGGTTGCCATTCTTTCAATGCTCGTCCATCGATCCTTGTTACAATCTGTTGTGCTAAACTCCACACTTCTTTTGGTACACGATAACTTTGTGTTAAGACTTCTTTTTGTTCTGTAGCTTTTAAAAAACTTTTTACATCTGCTCCCTGAAAAC